AATCCAAACAAAGCAAGTGTATACCATATTAAAAATCTTATTAATAAACCATGGTTTAGATGTATTGAATTTAATTTATTTTTTTTTAATATTCTTAACATTTATATTATAAGTTATAGTTTTTTTAATCCTGGAAAATAATATCTAAATTTATGTAATTTATCTTTATTATTTTTTAAAAAATCTTGGTATTTTTTATTCCATTCTTCACTCCATTTACCTTTTTTATAATTTGACATTTTTAAAACATAATTACTAGAAGAAGCATATGGTCTTCTCATAGTAGCACCTCCCGATACAAAAAATACCATATCATATACATTTTGACACATTACCCATTCATAACTATCACAACTAAACTCCATAAACCACTTAAAACCTTCTTTTGGACTAATACCACATAAATTCATATAATTTCCAACAACCATTAATCTTTCTATGTGATGTAAATACCCAGTATTAAATCCATTTTTTATACAAGTATCAATTGGATCTATTTTTGTAGTTCCATTATACCAAGATTTAGTTAATTTTTTATTATTACCAAAATAATTCTTTTTTTCAAAATCATAATAAATATAACAATATCTTTGATATTCTCTCCAAAATAATTGTCTAATATAACCTTCAAAACTATTTAATGGTATTTTTTCTTTATATTTCATTATTTCTTTAATTATATCACTTGGATTTAATAACCCAATATTGATAGATGTTGATAACATAGAATGAAATAAAAAATTTCTATCCTTATCAATATAATCTTGGTATGGTCCAAAATCTTTAAACTTATTTTTAATAAACTCTTGTAACCATTTTTTTGCGGTTAAATGACTTAATGGATATATAAAATTATTTACATTTCCATAATTATTTTTAAACTCTTTTACTCTTTTTATTCCTTCTCCAACATATTTTTTATCAGATATATTAGACGATATATTTGGTATTTTTACATCTTTTCCTAATTTTTTTCTATTAAATTTATCTTGTGATTTTATATTTGGAATAACATTTATCTCTTTTTTACCAAACATATAAAAAGCATTAAAAAAGAATTTATCTGTTTTTTTTCTATATTTAGCATAAATATCTTTTGTTAATAAAAAATTAGGACTTTCTTTTACAATAAAATTACCTGGTAATTTTATTTTATCTATTGGATCAAATATTAAATATTTTTTTACTTGAAATGTATCACTATACTTTAAATATTTAACCTTAAAATTATTATTTTTTAAATAATCATAATAATATTTCATAGAACCAAAATGTAATATTAATTTTTTTTTATTGTATTTATATTTTTTAAAATAATGCGGGTGTTCCCATAAAATATAATTATACTTTTTATCTAAGTATTTTTTATCAAATAATTGATGGGGTAATATAACAAATTCCATCATATATTTCTATATATAAATAAATAGTTTATTAAAGTTTTATATAAATAAAAAATTGATTTAAATATAATATTAACTTATTTGTATTATTAAAGATGTCTTTTTTAAAATTTCCAAAAGAAATCCAAAGCAAGATATTTAGTTATATGACAGATGATGAAAAACACTATTTTTTTGGGAAAAACCATTTAATTAGTGATTATATTATTTTTCTTGTTATTCATAAAATAAAACCAAAAGTTATTTATGAGTATGTTGAAAATCAAATTGAATTAAAAAATATGAAAAGAGTAAATGAAGTTATTTCAGCGATATCATTTTCTGGTAATTTAAGCTTATTACAAATGATAGAATTTAAATATCCAAACTTATTTGAAAATTTTAGAGAAAGTATTAGATTATTTAGGCAACCAAGAAGTCTTTTTAGAAATAATAATTATGGATTTTTTCCCTCGTGGAATAATTCAACAATATATTGGATATGTTTATCTGCATGTTCTGGTGGACATTTACATATATTAAATTGGGTGGATAAAAAGTATAATAAACCTACAAAAGTTTATTTAACTCCTTTTTTTAATTCTATTGAAAAAAAAAGAAGTTATTCTTATAAATTTCCTTTATTTGAATTTTATTCTATGTCAGAACTTGTACAGTTTGCATTTAATAACAAAAAATACAAAGAAATTATTTATTGGTTAAAGAATAGGTCTAGTTTAAATGATGATTATTATAAAGATGATAATTTTCCTTTTAGATATAAAAATCTTTTAACATTAAATAATTTAGATTTAATAAGATTAAAAATAAAAATATATTATGGTTTTAATTATAAAAAATATATTAATTTAATATAATTTACATTTTTATAATATTTCCTAAATTACAATTTTTAAATTTTAATAGTTTTCCTTCTCCAGAAAATTCTCTAGGGGCAACTAAAGACCAAGAACAATCTTCAATTAAACCTAATTTTTGATAAATATAAGCAACTAATGCTGAACACCAAAAACAATCTGTTCTTTTTACATCTTTATATTTATTATCTATTATTGATTTTTCAGCTTTTATCCAATCTAAAATATTAATATCATACGGTTTATCATAAATAATTTTATAAATATTTTTTAATTTTTCATAAAAATTTTTTCTTATTTCATTTGATACATTTAATTTTCTGTAATAAGCACATTTTTTAACTTTATTGATAAAATCTTCATATTTATTAACTTGAACACCATATTTTGTTTTATTATCTGTTATATCAATAACACCTTCATAACCAGATTCAATTACATATAATCCTTTCATATCAGGTCTAATAAATGTTGGGTCTTTTAATACCATAGCAACGTGACTGTATTTAGAATAACCAAAATATTCAATTAATTTTGAATACCAAGCATTTCCTTTTAGTAATATTATATCACCAGTATGTAATTCCATATAAATTATTATGATATAAAAAAAATGATAATCATAATAAATATAAATAGCATCTATCGTTAATGTAAAGTTAAATTTATTAGACCTAAATATAAAAATTTACAAGAATGGATGAAAGATGAAAAAAATGATTTATTACATAGTTGTTTTTATTGATAAAAAAAGATTTCCTAAAAATAACTCTATTTTTGCTAATCCATTTAAAATTAGTAAAAATCTTTCAAGAGATGATGTCATTAAAAAATATGAGGAATATATAACAAATAGATTAAAAAATGAACCAAAATTACGAGAAGAATTAAATAAACTAAAAGATAAAAATCTTGGTTGTTGGTGTCATCCAGAAAAATGTCATGGCGATATTCTTCTTAAATTATTAAATTAAAAATTGATTATTTTATTAAATAGTATTAATATTTTATATAAGATGTCAGAGGTGAAAATAATTCACATTCTTGACAGATTGATTGCTGACTATAACAAGCCTTGTCTTTCTACTATAAAAAGTTTGCTTGAAGGACCAATTAAATCAAATAATAACTATTATAAGATTATTAGATTGTTTTCTAATGATTTTTTGAAATATCTTGAAAATCATTTTTGTGTAAAAGCAACACTCGTAAAAAAGGAAAATCCTTTCTTTTTTTTTGATACAAAAAAAGGAAAGGTATCAATTCAATTGGTATTGAAATTAACAAATGAAGGGGCGTTTCATGTAAAGATAAATGAAAACCGCGGTGTATATTATAAAACATCAAAGGAATTAGTAGAAGACTTTCGTAGATATATTTAGGCTCTTTGAAAATGTCCTCTATTTGATTTAACATTAATAGTTTTAACAGCGTTAATACTTATATAAATTAAAAAATGATAATTTATATAAGTATAATAGTATTATATTATAAAGATGTCTTATAATATTAATAATATTATAGATAAATATTTAAAAATAAAAAATTATTATGATAATATTTTAAACAAAGATAAAAAACTTATTAAAACATCTAATGATGAACCAACGCCTATTTCTTGTATTGAAGATTTTGTTAATAAAATAAGCGATATAAATAAGGATATTTGGAAAAAAAATCTTAAAATATTAGACCCTTGTTGTGGTTGTGGTAATTTTTTTATACCAATTTTAAAAGAACTTGTGAAGCATCATGATATTAAATCGGTTGTTGAAAACATGTTATATTTTAATGATATTAATAATGATAGAATATCTATTGTAAAAAAAGTATTTTGTGATTCAAAATATAATTTAAATATAACGGAATATGATTATCTTGAGTATAAAAATCCTATAAAATATGATATAATTGTTGCGAATCCTCCTTATGCTAAATTATTAAAAGATGGAAAAAGAGCATCAAAAAATCATAATATGATTGGAAGTTTTATAAAAAAATCATTAAAATTATTAAAAAAAAATGGTTTATTACTGTTTATAACACCTAATAATTGGATGTCATATTCTAATAGAAATACTTTAATACAAGAACTAACAACAAAACAGATACATTATTTAAATATACATACTGCAAAAAAATATTTCAAAAAAATAGGTTCTTCATTTACATGGTATATAATTGAAAATACAGACAGTTATAAAGATATTGAAATTGAAGGAGTTTGGAAAAAAAAGGAATATAAAAGTATTGTTAAAAGTGAAATTAAAAACTATATACCGTTATTTTATAATTCTACCATACAAAATATATTAAATAAAACAATTGATAATAAAAAATTATCAAAATTTAATATAGAAACTTCTAGTTTTTTACATAAATATACTAAAAAAAAATTTATATCAAATAAGAAAGATGAAACATTTAAATATAAATTAATTCACACTCCTACACAAACAGTCTGGTCATCTAAACCACATAAATATCAAGATGGTTATAAAATTTTTATAGGAACCACAAGTTATTATAAAACATTCATAGATAATTGTGGTATGACACAATCAATAGCATTTATTAGATGTAAAGACAAAAAAGAGGCTGAGAATAAAAATAAAGTTTTAAATCATCCTTTGTATATTTTTATAAATAATATATGTCGTTATGGAAATTTTAATAATATTCGTATTTTACAATCATTTCCTATTTGCGATAATTATGATAATGTTTATAAACTATTTAATATAACAAAAGACGAAAGTGAGTTTATTATAAATAATTTATAATACATTATTGTTAGAACATAGTATTGGATATAATCCTGTAATATTTTTATATGAATTTAATAATTCTGTTTCATAGGGTTCATATAAAGATATAATATGATTTTTGATATTATCAAATACATTAATATTAATTATAATATCTTCAATTGGATAATAATAAAAACTAATTTTTTTACCATTAGTTATATATGATAAGATTGTATTATATAAAATAGCATTTGTTACAGACATTTTACCAGGATAATTTTCTCCATTTTGTTTCTTTCTATCTGTAGTACAATGACCACAAAAATAAGAATTAATACGATTTTTCATACCAGTTTTAGTCCCGCCAATTTTAATTATTCTATGATTCATAGTTATAAGATAAACACAATTCTGTCTTTTATTATATTCTTTTCTATCAATAGACAAAATAATATCCCATAAAATCCTTTGATTAATTGTTTTATAACAATCACCCAATTTTATAAACTTATCAAAATATGGAAATTCATTACATGGTAAACATTTATTAAGTTCTATGTGTTTAATCCATTTTCTTCCTTCTGTTCCAGTTTTAACTTTTGCTTCGCTTTTAACTTCTTTTCCAGTTTTAATTTTTGCTTCGCTTTTAACTTCTTTTCCAGTTTTAATTTTTGCTTCGCTTTTAACTTCTGTTCCAGTTTTAACTTTTGCTTCGCTTTTAACTTCTTTTCCAGTTTTAACTTTTGCTTCATTCATTTTTATTTGTTTTTATAAATAATATTAAAAAAATAATCATTTTTTATATATTTAGGCTCTTTGAAAATGTCCTTTATTAGACTTAACTTTAATAGTTTTACCAGCACCAATACACTTATAATTAATATTAATATTACAATAATTATGAATTATATTAACTTTGAATAATTCAGATACTAATATTAAAAAAGGATCACATGTAGAACATAAATAGCCATTGTTTATTGAGTTTACATTTAATTCTTTTACGGCCTCAAAACATTCTTTTTTAAATTTATCTGTTAATTTCGTATCTTGCCATAAAACATTCTCTGTTATTTTATTTCTACTTTTTAATAATGTTACAAAATTTCTTATAGAAGGTTTTCTTAAAATTCCAATTCTTCTAAAATCATATTGATGTAAGCATCCTAGTAATCCTGACCAGAAACAAGTCATATATTATATTTATAATTATTATAATTATAAAAATGAAAAAATACCAGAAATTAATTTATCATACTGGAGATTTTTTATTACCAGAAAGTTTAATAAAAATATTAGATATTGAATTAATTCGTAAAAATAAATTTTATATAAACGGATGGTCGTTTATGCATTTCTTATCTGGAATAATAGTTGGTTATTTATTAAATGATAATTGCTATTATTATAAATTATTTATAATTCATACATTATGGGAATTATGGCAGATAATGATTGGTATGTCAAAGCCATTTTTATTTGCAGAAAATGACAATATTATTGATTTATTTATTGATACAATATTTTTTATGTTTGGTGGGGTTCTTATAAAAAAATTGAAACCAAAATGTTAAGATACTAATATTATTATATCGCCTTTAAAGAGATGCCGGAATCCTTGATTGACATAAAAAAATGGTTTTTCAAACCAAATTCGAGAATACCTGCTTTTTCTCCAGCCAAATTGTTGGCGGTGGTGGTTTTTGCCAGGTGGAAGCCTTTTGTGCTTCCGGCATACCTCGCAGCTTACCTAATGGTAGGATACGAGGTATCTTGGAGAGATCTCCCGTATGTGATGGTCATTTCGGGGATCTCTCACTGGAGATACAAGTTATCCCCTTGGCACGTATTGCTTTCAGTAGTAATACAGTGGGCTACCGTGATAAACCTTAGGAGGGGGGTAGCCCCCTTTCTCCCACTACTTAGAAGGGGAAACCTTTCGCAGTACGTGAGGCAACTCGCATGGTGGGAGATCACTCCTTCTCATATGATATCACGAGCCCTCCAAGGGAATCTACGAGAATTTTTAGTAGAACACAGTGTAAGAAAAGGGCACGCGGCTCAGTTCAATCGGTATCTTTTAAGGGAGGTCCACACAGAAAATCTCGTATTTGGCGAGGATAATGGGGGGGTACTTTCGTTCTATGCCTTCGATAAGGCAGTGGTGGCATCTGGAAGTTCTCTTAGGTTCAGAACTAAAGAGGAGATGAACGGTGTTCCAAAATGTGGAAAACCAAGAGATAAAATGTTTATTTACGATCTAAGGAGGGTCCGCCATAAGTGCCCGTCGCTGTACATTATAGGATATTTAAATTCAAAAGAAAATACCCTATAATCATCAAAAAAATAATTTTTTCGTTTTAAAATAGTTAAACCATATAAACATTTTTAATCAAGTTAATTATCAATAATGTTTTTAATTAATTTTATTAAAAAAAAATTATATGGTTCAAATAAAATTAATAAAAAATTAGATTTTAAAGATGTATTATTGGTTCCACAGCATTCTTTGTTAAAAAGTAGGAAAAAAGTTTCTTTAGAGAGAAATTTTTATTTCCCAAACTCTAAAAGAAGATGGGTTGGTATTCCGTTAGTGGTATCAAATATGGATACTACTGGAACTATTGAAATTGCAGAAGAATTACAGAAATATAAGATATTAACTTGTTTACATAAATATTATACAAAAGAAGATATTTTGGATTGTAAATTAGATACTAATTATTTTTCAATTTCTACTGGTATTAATGATAATGATTTAAAAAATCTTGATGAAATTTTAAGTGAAAAAAAGGATATTAAATTTATTTGTATTGATGTTGCGAATGGATATATGCAGTATTTTATTGATAGATGTAAATTAATAAGAGAAAAATATCCAGATAAAGTATTAATTGCTGGGAATGTTGTAACACCAGAACAAATTGAAAGAATTAATGAAAGTAAGATTGATATTATTAAGTTAGGTATTGGTTCGGGTAGTGTTTGTACTACACGGTTAAAAACTGGGATTGGTTGTCCTCAAATGAGTGTTATTTTGGATTGTGAAAGAAAATGTAAAGAACTTGGAATTTATTTAATGTCTGATGGTGGAATTAAATATCCAGGTGATTTAGGAAAAGCATTTGTTGGAGGTGCTGATTTTGTTATGTGTGGTAGTGTTTTTGCCGGACATACAGAAAGTGCAGGTAAAGTTATAACAGAAATTATTAACGAAAAAAAAGTTAAATATAAAATTTTTTATGGTATGAGTTCCAGAAAAGCTATGATAAAACATACCGGTAAAATGAATAAATACAGAACAGAAGAAGGAAAAGTTGTTAAAATGAAATACAGAGGATCGGTTAATGGAACAGTAGAAGATTTTTTAGGAGGATTAAGATCAACTATGACATATTTAGGTTGTAAAAATATTAAAAACCTTTATCGTAAAACTAATTTTATTCGTGTAAATCAACAAGTTAGTGATACTTTTAGTAAACGGTCTGAGATTTAACTTAATTTTTAAACTATTTTTTGAAGAATCGTTGGTTTATTCTTCATCTTCATCGCTTTGCAAAAGCTGACACGGAGATGGAAACACCCTACAGTATGGCCACGCCCATATACTTTCGTACACGTGATTCGCGTAAGTGCCATCTGACTTCTGTCTGCCCATCGCATCCAGAAGGAGGGGGATGTCTCTTGGTGAAAATTTCCACCGAATACCCCCGTTTTGAAACGGACACACACAACGTGCATAAAACGTTGTGCTACCCCATTTCAAATTGTGGACATAAGCATAGTGGTGCCGGAGTGTCTTGATAACGAGGTACAGATGTACCTCATACATCACCTTGTACTCCCAGCACATCAGCCAGAGAATTGTCTTAATCACGTTGAATCGTGATTCAACCGTTTCATCCTCGGTGACATCCTTAACCCACCTTTCATGTCTTTTGTCACCTATCGAGAAGTGCACACCGTCTATGGACGTTCTGCGTGTTCTCTTAAAGTCATCCCTTGTCCAGTAGGATAAGCCTAATTTTTTCTTGGACTTTTTAAAAAGTCGCGAGAAAAATAGCTTAAGCGAAACAGCTATTTTTCTCAAAATCTCCATATTAGAGATCTTAAGAAGAGACGCAAGTCTTCCTAGTCTCTTCTCGGTTTTTTCTTTTTTAACGGCCTCGAAGGCTAGTGCGAAATCAACTTCGATTAGTTGATTTCCCACAATGACGGGGATCGGATCCCCGATGTTATTCCCCACTGGGAGAGGCGGGTTTTTAAAAACTTTGAGCAAAAACCTCTCGATTTGCGCGGCGTGCCCGGGTTTTTTGATACCCATCTTGTTCTCCCTGTCAACCTCACTCGCAATGATTACTTTTTGATATTTACTCATGTTGAGATTAAATAATAATATTAGTATCTTAAAGTTTTTGGTTTCAATTTTTTTATAAAATCTTTATAGTAAAACTAATTTTATTCGTGTAAACCAACAAGTTAGTGATACTTTTAGTAAACGGTCTGAGATTTAATAAAAAATGATTTTTTATAAGAAATAATATGTAAATGAAAATTAAAATGTGTGATATTCTTGATAGTAAGAATAAACATCTATTTGAAATTCGTGAAAGAAAAGGGGATATTTTTGACCCAATGGATTGGGAATTAATTCCAGATAATACTATGATAAAAAAGGAGTATAAAAAAATGAAAAAAAGGATTTTAAAATGTCTTTGCAATGGTATCAAATCTAAAGAGATATATATTCTACAAAACCATGGGTATTCACTAGACTTTCTAATAAGATATTGTATTTCTCATCCGTATTGTGAAATATGCCATAGAGGTACACCCGACTGTGTAGAACATTGGCATATGAACGAATGTAAAAACCCACCTGGTTTATTTAGAGCAATGTCGTGTTCGAGTTGTAATGGATTTGAAAAAAAAGCGAAAAAATATACTGATCTTAAAAAAAGATTTAATTATTGGATTAAAAGTTTATATGAAAAAAGAAAGTTTATTCATCCAGATTATTTATATAATTTTTTGAAAAATAATAATTACTTTGAACATGGTTTTTACAAACCAAAATATTATTAAATGTATAAAAATTGATAATTTAAATAGTTTAATTTATATAAAGGTAATTTAGTTATTCTGTTAGGAAAATCTGCTAACAAAATAATGTCAAATATTACAGATAATGAAACATATAATTCAATGGATCATAAACAACATATCCTTGAGCGTCCAGATACTTACATAGGTTCTGTTGAACCTTGTCAGTTGGAGGATGTTTGGGTTTGTGATGAAAAAGATAAATTTATTAATAAGAATATTGATGTTAGTATTGGGTTTTATAATGTTTTTAACGAAGTATTAACTAATTCAGCGGACCAGTGTCCTCGTACCAGAGAATATTTTAAGAAGGATAAAACCGTTCAAGTTACCAAGACGATTAAGGTAGATATTGATTATAAAACTGGTATTTTTACTATTTATAATGATGGTGATGGTATTCCTGTTAAATTACATGAAGAAAAAAAGGTAATGATTCCAGAGTTAATATTTGGAACTTTATTAACTTCTAGTAATTATGGTAATGATTCTAAAAAAACATGGGGTGGTAAAAACGGATTAGGTGCTAAATTGTGTAATATTTATTCTTCTGAATTTATTGTGGAAACAGTAGACCATAGAAGAGGTAAAAAGTTTAAACAAATTTGGAAAAATAATATGACTGAACCAGATAAGAAAGCTAAAGTTACATCTTATTCTGGAAAAGCATATACTAGAATTACATTTTTACCAGAATATTCACGGTTTGGAATGCCTAATGGTTTAAAAGGTGATATTATAGATTTAATTCGTAAAAGAATTTATGATATTGCTGGGTGTACTCCAAAATGTGTTTCTATTTATTTTAATGGAAAAAAACTTGATGTAAAAGATTTTCCACGATATGTTGAAAAATATATTGGGAAGCAGAAAGATTTAATGAGAGTATATGAAAAACCTAATCCTAATTGGGAAGTTATAGCATGTGCTTCACCGGATGGAACTTTTAAACAAGTATCTATTGTAAATGGCTTATGTACTCTTAATGGTGGAAAACATGTAGATCATGTAGCAAATATAATCACAAAAGAATTAACAAAAAAGATAAATGGAAAAAAAGGTTCAAAACAAGGTGGGGTGAAAACTGCACATGTTAAAAATAATTTATGGGTTTTTGTAAATTCTTTAATTGTTAATCCATCTTTTTCTAGTCAGACAAAGGAAACTTTGACAACGCCGATATCTAGATTTGGTTCAAAATGTGATTTATCTCAAGAATTTATTAAAAGACTTTCTAAAACAGAAATCGTTCAAAGAGCAAAGTTAATGAAATCATTTCATGATAAATCTGGTTTAAATAAATCAGACGGAAAGAAATCACGAAATATTCGTGGTATTCCTAAACTTGATGATGCTAATTGGGCTGGAACAAATAAATCAGAGCAATGTACTCTTATCTTAACAGAGGGAGATTCAGCAAAGGCTTTGGTTATTTCTGGATTAAGTGTTGTTGGTCGTGATAAATATGGTGTTTTTCCTTTAAGGGGTAAATTACTAAATGTTCGTGAAGCAAGTGATAAACAAATTACAGGCAATGCTGAAATTCAAAATTTGAAAAAGATTTTGGGATTGAAACAAACAACAAAAACTATTAATGAATTACGCTATGGAAAAATATTAATTTTAACAGATCAAGATCATGATGGAATTCATATCAAGGGACTATTAATGAATATGTTTGCTTGTTATTGGGAGCATCTTTTAAAAGAAGGTTTTTTAATAACTATGTATACTCCAATTGTAAAAGTTCGTAAAGGAAATAAAGTTCTTAAAACATTTTATAATCAACAAGATTATAATAAGTGGAAAGAAACAGTTTCTTTGAAAGGTTTAACAATAAAATATTACAAGGGATTGGGAACATCTTCAAAAGCGGAAGCAAAAGAATATTTTCAATCTTTAAATATTGTAAATTATGATTGGTGTGAGAATTCAAAAGATTCTTTAGACTTAGCTTTTAACAAGGATAAAGCTGACAATAGAAAGAAATGGTTAAGTTATTACGATAAGGAGGATGTTATTAATCCTTTAGATAAAAAAGTTTCTTATAGCAACTTTGTTGACAAAGAATTAATACATTTTTCAAATTATGATAATGAAAGATCAATTCCATCATTTTGTGATGGGAATAAAACATCACAAAGAAAAGTTCTTTATGTTTATTTTAAAAGAAATATATTGAAAGAAATAAAGGTTGCACAAGCAGCATCTTATGTGTCAGCAGAATCAGCATACCATCACGGTGAAACTTCTTTAGAAGGAACTATTGTTGGTTTGTCTCAAAAATTTGTTGGTTCAAATAATATTAATTTATTATATCCATCTGGACAACACGGTTCAAGATTACAAGGTGGTAAGGACTGTGCACAATCAAGGTATATTTTTACAAGATTAGAAAAGATTACTAATTTATTATATAAAAAAGAAGATCAACCTTTGCTACATTTTTTAGTAGAAGAAGGGCAGTCTATTGAACCAGAATGGTATTTACCTATCTTACCAATGGTATTAATAAATGGTTCTCACGGAATTGGGACTGGTTTTAGTAGTCATGTTCCATGTTTTAAACCAAAAGATATCATTAAAAATATAAGATTATTAATGGATGAAAAAAAAGTTCGTAAATTAACACCTTATTATAGAAATTTCAAAGGAAAAATTGTTGAAAAAGATGTAAATGGTGTTAAAAAATGGGTTTCACAAGGTGTTTGGAAATTTAAAAATTCAAATACTTTAGAAATTACAGAATTGCCGATTGGTATATGGACTGATAATTATCATCAACATTTAGAAAATTTGATAATTGATAATACAGAAAAAGATTCTAGAAAGAAAAAGAAACAATGTATTACAAATTATAAAAAGTGTAATGACCATGATGATGAAAAAGTTCATTTATTAATATCTTTTAAACGAGACTGTGTTGATAAATATAGAAATGATATTGAAAAGTTAGTTAGTACATTTAAGTTAGAAGAGTCAAAAAGTTGTTCTGTTTCAAACTTACATTTGTATGACCCACTTGGTGAAATTGTTAAATTTAATTCACCAGAATCAATATTAAGGTCTTATTACAATGTTCGTCTTCCATTTTATAAGAAAAGACAAGAATATCAAATAAAATTTCTTGAAAGAGAAATAAGGTATTTAACAGCAAAAATTCGTTTTGTAAAAGGAATAATAGAGGAAACTGTAAAAGTTAGTAAAAAGTCTAATGATAAAATATTAGAAGAATTAAAAGATATTCATAAATTTCCAGCAGATCCATCAAAAGATATTATAATCATATCGCCTATTGATAAAAAGGTATATGATGATGCTTTAGATGGAGAAGTTGAAAGGTATTCTTATGAAAGTTCAGATGAAAGTTCAGTTAGTAATACAGTTAGTAATACAGTTAGTAATACAGTTAGTAATACAGTTAGTAATACAGTTAGTAATACAGTTAGTAATACAGTTAATAATTCTAATAATGCGATAGAAAGTAAAAGTCGTGATGTTAAGAAGATATTGACAGAGGATTATGGATATTTATTAACTATGCATATTTGGTCTTTAACAAAAGAAAAGTTAAATAAATTAGAGAAAACTTGCTCTGAAAAGAAAAAGGAATTAAACTATATCAAAAATATAACTCCAAAAGAATTATGGAAGTTGGATTTGGATATGTTAGAAAAAGAATTATAATTTAATTTTTCGTCATAATATAAAAATATTTTGTTTCTGAAAAAACTTTAAATTTTGATTTTTTATAACATTTAATTGCTGGAATATTGTCTTTTTTAACTTTAAGATAAATATTTTTATAGTTAGAACAAATTTTATTTATCATTATAGAACATAGTTTTTTACCTCTAAAATCTTTATAGATAATGACATTTGATAATAAATAGTAATCTTTAAATTTACCCTTTGTAGTTTTGGTTAAAACAGCTCTACCTGCTTTTTTATTATTTACAAGCATGGTATGTGGAATTGCTTTTTTAGATTCTCCATTATGTATTTCTGTTATTTCAATAAACATTTTTGTAAACATTTTTATATATAAATAAACTTATTTTATAAATTATAGTAATTTATAAAATAAGATGCCGAGTGGTGGATTAATGCAATTAGTTTCTTATGGTAGTGAAAATCTTTATTTAACAGGAAATCCACAAATTACTTTTTTTAAAACCGCATATAGAAGACATACTAATTTTGCTTATGAATGGGTTCCAGAATATTTTAAAAATTCATCTAATTATAATACAACTGGAACTACAACTATTAAGGTAGCATTAAAGCGGAATGGTGATTTAGTAAGAGATATTGCTTTAGTAGTTGATTTACCATCTATTTATTCTACTGAAAAAGAAAATTTTAAATGGGTAAAAAATATAGGACATGTATTAATAAAACATGCTGAAATATTTATTGGAGGACAAAGTATTTCTAAGTTATATGGCCAATGGATGAATATATGGTATGAATTAACAAACCAAGAATCAAAGAGAAAAGGATTTAACGAATTAACAGGAAATATAGAAGAAATGTATAACCCATCTTATTATTATGGAGAATTGGGAGATACAAAAACACCAACAATCCAAAAAAGAAGATTAAGAATACCTATACCATTTTGGTTTACAGAACATCCTGGTTTAGCATTACCACTAATATCAATTCAATATACAGAAGTTACTATTCAATTTGAAATAAACTGTTTAAATGATTTATTTACTATGGGAATCCCATCAGTTTCTCCAAATGAATTATTTGAAAATCCAAATAGTGATAACCAGTTAGAATTACAAAAAGATTTAAAAGATCAAGGTTATACATCTAGTAATATTTTTTGGAAATTTATTTCTGGGTTATATGGACCAGGTGGTTGGAATCAAAATATGTATTTAGATATCAAATATGTATATTTAGATACTATAGAAAGAAGAGTATTTGCAGCTGCTATTTCAGAATATCTAATAACACAGGTAGAAAGAAGGGAATTTAGAGGATTACATGGATCAGGAGAAGCAAAAATAGAATTTTATCATCCTGTTAAAGAAATGGTATGGGTATATCAAAGAGATGATGTTGATAAAAGAAATCAATGGACTAATTATACTTGTATGTTAAATGATAGTGATTATACTTTTTTTAAAGATTTAGTTAAAGAAAGAAAAAAGTTAGTTCAACTTGGTTTAACACCTGGTCCTTTAAATAATTGTATTTTACCATCTGGATTAACAGTAGGTAATTTTATAAATTCTTTAAATTTTACTGATACCGAAAGATTATCATTAACAAATATGGATGCTTTTGATAGTTATTTAAATATTTTTTATTATGGAAGATTTGTTTTTAACGGACATAATAGACAAATAGCAAAAACAAATGTTTATTATTTAGCAGAAGAACCATATGACGTTCATACATATACACCGGATTCTGGTAAGCAAATACATGTTATGTCTTTTGCTGAATCACCAGAGCAAATACAACCATCTGGTTCTGCAAATTTTAGTATGTATAAGGAATCTCAATTTTATTTTACTTTAAAAAATAAAACACCGAAAAATAAAAACCAAAAAGATACTGAAAAATTTAATATGTATTTTTATTGTCGTAATATAAATGTTCTTAGAATAATGAATGGTATTGGAGGATTAGTATTTGCAAATTAAATAAATATATTATTAATAATTATATAATAGTAAAATATGTCTCAAACTACTTTTTCTTTAGAATATACAATGTCATTATCTATAGCATTATTATCAACATATTCAATCGCAAAAGCTAGTCCAAGTCTTAACCCACTAGTAACTTATTTACTTGTTCCATTAGCAGTGGCATTTACATCTTTACAGATTTTTAATGCTATGATGCCAGGTCTTAATAGAACTGGTTCAAAATTATCAGCATATATTGAAAATAAAACTTTAGGTGAAATTAATAATATGGGATACGTTCAAGTATTTCCACCTTTATTAGCTGTAACTATTTTAGTATTTGTATTATTATTTACAAATAATCTTGTTTAAGTTTATTTAAAAATTATTTCTTTTTTTTTATAACTTTATAAACTTTTTTACCATCACGAATTGCTTCATAAATATAAAGTTTAAGTGCTTTCTTTTTAGTATCAATATTATATTGTTTTTTACAATCTGGTAGATCAATTAATTGATTTTCAGCTTTAAATATATATCTAGAATTTAACTTTCTACCCATATTTTATTCATTATTAAAATAAATGTAATTATTTTAATAATCATTTTTTTTATAATATCTTTATGTATAATATGAAATGGCGTATACGATATTGGTTTATTTGTTGTTTCTAACATTAATCTTAGTAAAACTTCTTTAACTGTATCAATATCATCGCTATATAAGGCAGTTAAACATTCTGGTAATAATTCTGGAACCGGTAATGGTATAATTGATTTTTCTTCAAAATCTTTAATAAATGTTTTTTTAATTTTATAACCCCATTTTCTTTGAAAATTTTTACCATCAACAATAATTACTCCACCTTTTTTAGATTTTCAAGGATGTAAATAAAAATAAATATTTATTTATAATTATTAATTTTTTATTATATTTAATATATAATTTGATATATCTTTTGTTTTTTTTAAATTCATAATTTGTAATGTATGTCTAATATTTTTAGGTTTCCACGATATTGGATTACAAATTCTTTTTTCAATCATTTTGTATGGAAATCTACATATCATACTTTTATTTAAATGACTTCTTAAATGTTTAGAATATATGCTAATATCAATGGGTTCATCTCCCTTTTTTTTTCCTTTTTTTAAATCTTCCCACCAAAATTGTTTTCCTTTATAAGATTTTTTATATTTTTTTTTACTATCAGGTATATTATTTAATATAACTTTTGTTCCATAAAGAGATATAACAGTTGCTATATCATCAAAATCCCAATATTGATATTTTCTTTCATAATCTTTTAAAGACCCATAAATAGAAAATATTTCAGATATATTTTTGTATAGTAACGGATCAATATTTTTTTTATTTTTTGTTATCCAAGGAACATAATTTATATAAGACATATATGCACCAAGTGGTAATGTTTTTTCACAAGAATTTTCTTCTAATACATCATTAACACTTAAATCTTCATTAAATATTCTATTAAGTGAAAATAAGGGACCTTTCTTTTTATTTAAAAACATATTTTCTGAATTAATTTTTGAATTTATTTCAAAATATTTTATTATTTTTCTAATATCACCTCCAGATTTTTTACATAAATTTTCTTTATCTTTTTTTGTTATTTTTATATTATTTTTTGTTATTATTTGTTCTAATATTAAATTAATATCTTTAATATTTCTTGGTTCTAATCTAATATAATTAGAAATTCCCATTAATGGTTTTTTATTTTTAAAATATTTGTTCCCAATAAAAACTATTGGAATATTTATAGATTTATTATTCTTTAATATTTTTTTTATTTTTCTAAAAATTTCTTGTTTTGCAAGTGCCATATTTTCATAATTATCAATAACAATAGCTTTTTTAAAATTCTTTTTTTTATTGATAATTGCTAATACATTTTTAAAACCAATAGTTTGATATAAAAGTTCTCTTTTGGATTTAATTCTTAATTCAGTTGCTAAAAAATTAAAAATATTAAAGCCTTCTTCTTCTAAAGATATTTTTGCTAATAAAGATTTTCCAACACCAATACATCCTGTTAAAAAACAAACCTTCTTTTTTATTTTATTTTCTGAAACATCTTTTATCCATTTTTTAAATTTTTCTACAGATTTGATATTTCCAATAAAATCTTTGGTATTTTTTATTTCATTTATTATTTTCATAATACTTACTTCTATAAATTATATTTTTTATATAAATAAAATTAACATTTATCAGAAACTCCAATCCACGAAGCATATGGTGTAGAACTAGGTTGTCCCATATTTGCTACATTAACTAAATTACTTTTTGGTCCACAATTTTTAATCCAATTACATCTTTCTTGTAACTGAGAACATCCAAGTGGATCATTTTGACACTTATCCCAATCACTTATTGTAGAAAAGTTTTTTGTTTTACTATTAGAATCATCATAACAATTATTAGCAGATGCATTTTGAATATCAATATTATAATAATTTTGACATCTATTTTTTCCATCATTTGATTTACCGGTATAGACCCAACCTGTTGGACATTTAGCACCTATTTTTTCCATATGTCTTTCTGTAGGCCAAAGAGGTTGTTCTGATGGTTTATACTTTTGAATTTTTTTAGAAATATAATAAAGTGCAACACCTGTTATAGCAACAAGACCAGCTAATGCAAATAGTTTAATAACAATATCCGTAATATTTGCCATTTATATATAATATATAATA